TCCGGTGATTTTCTTTCCGTCTGCATCCTCTTTCGTTGCTTTCTTGATATTGCGTCTCTGATATACCGTTGTCGGTGACGCTGTTGTGTCGAACTCCTCCGGCTGTTCTGCCTCCGTTCCGAACACTTCTCTCCATTCTTTCATGTTTTTCTCGCTCCTTTCGCTTTGAATGTTTGCTAACTATTTTCTTTAATTTCTTAACATTCACATAAGGCTTGACCCTTTGCAGGTACATGTCGTATGTGTCTGTATTGCTCAAGTAACCCATGTATGACAGAATTGCGGTTGCATCGTACCATGTGATTTTCTCTTTCTTTGCGACACGGTTGACTTTCCGTGTGCAACTCAACATGATGCTTTCCCGCAGAATCGTCTTGTCGTGATAGAACTGGAATCCCATGAAATCGAGTGGTCTCCCTTTTCTCTTTCCGGTCTTTTTCTCTGTGTAATCGAACCGGAACACCTGCCAGTTTCCTTTCATCTGCAAGTTGAACTTTTCTCTCAAGAATCTCTCAATCTCCTGCTGCATCCTGTGGAGTTCCTTTTTGTTCTTTCCGAACACCACCATATCATCCATATACCGGATATAATGCACCGCTTTCAACTGCTCTTTGATGAAATGGTCGAGAGGCTGCAACATGAAATTTGACA